GATCAATATTATTCTCCATCGTTTACGGCTAAAATACCATTTCTACTTTCATCCCACTCAGATAGATCTTCTTTAATTTCAAAGTCACCTGCTCCTAATATTGTTAGCCACTCGTCTTTGTGTTCTTTTTTATATTGATCTATTGCCTTTGGATCATCGTCAATAAAACCATGTACTGTTATTACAGTTGTTCCTTTAGTAGTTACACCAGTAACGTGATTTTTATCACACATAATACGAGTACGTTTAGCAAACTCAACGTCTTTACCATTTTTAGTAGCTTTCAACTTGCTTGTTCCACTATTTGTAATGTTTCCAAATGTTACAATCAAACTTGAGTCAAAAAACATTGTATCACCACCTTTATTTCTCATACGAGGTTGAGACATTGGAGTTTCTGCTGGTGATACCCATATTTTATTTACTACTACCATTGTATTTGTGTATGGTGTATTAGATTTTCTTGACAAAATGATTTTTTGGTTAATAAAGTTACCAAACTGTTGACTCATTGCACCAGCATTCCACTGAGGGTTATTTGAATTTTTTTCAATACTCATTAAACAAGGTATTGAACCAACTGAGTCCCATAAAAATAACAAATCGTGTGGTAATCTTCCTTTAGCCTGTTCATCTAACAAATCAGCAATAAAACTAGCTACATCTTCAATAGTATTAAGTGAACTTCTGTCTACGTAAATAAAATTACCTGTGTAATCTACTATTTCTCCAGTTTCTTCGTCTACTACTTCTTCCATTTGAAAGCCCATTTGACGAGCATGATCCCAGTTCCATTTCATTTCAGTAATAATAAACACAGGTAATACACCCATTTTTTGGGCTGATACAGCTGCTTCAATTAAAGCTGTTGTTTTACCAGTATCACTATGACCACGTAACAAAGTTATGTGGCCCATAGGAATACCGGGTAATGAAAGAACGTCTTGGAATGCTGCTGAAAGTGGAATCCAACGTTGATCTTTAAATGTCACTTGATTGTTACTCAAGTTTTTTGATTTTTTAAACGATTCAAGGTTAAAGTTTCCTTTGACAGCACCAGAAATAGCTTCTGTTAGTTTTTTCTTAGCCATTTTTTACAGATTAGAAAGGTAAATCGTTGTCTTCATCATCAAATTTAGATGGAGCTTTAGCGTCAGTAAACAAAGCATCAAACTCATCTTCATTAAACGAAGACTTTTTCTTAACAGGAGTTGAATAACTTGTAACTACTGGAGTTACTGGTTGTTCAACTTCTTCTGTTTCTGATTCTTCTACGTCAGCTTCGGGATTCAACCAAGTCAACAAAATACCTTTCATTTCATCATACTCATACTTTTTGTACAGAGCCAAAATTTCAGGTTGTTCACTCATCCACATTTTAGCTTGTGCACTGTTGTCACTCAAAGGAGTAATTTTAGTACGAGGACGTACTGTAGACTTATTGTACTTAGTACCAGTTACTTCAGGTCCTACAGTTTCAATAGTCAAATCACGACCTTCATAGATGTCAGAAAAATCTCCGATGTCTTCGTCAGCAACCATGCTCAACAATTCAAGGTAAGTTTCTTTACCAAATTCCCATAAACGAACACCTTTTTCTTCTTCACCCCTAACAATGACTGGAGCAAATACTCGCATTTTAGGTTCGATTTTTTTAGCTAATTGCCAATTTTCCTTTTCTGATGACTTGCGAAGTTGACTTGCAAATTCTACGATAGGATCTTTTTCACCAAAGTTAGTTAAAGCAATCATTGAACGATTAGCTACACCATAGTGAAAATAAACTTCTTTAAAAGGATTTGATTTGTCAAACTTACTAGGAACGACACGAATAATTTGTTTACCTACAGCAGGTTTCCAAAAGTTTTTTGCTCTTTCTTCTTTGTTTTGAGAGCCCCCTTTCTTGTTTTGAAGGGAATTCAAGCGATTTTTGATTTGATTAATATCCATAACAATTTTATTATTTCTCTACTAATATAACAAATAAAAGACTAAAAGCCAATTATATATTAATAATCTTGTAAATTTTTGTATTTAAAATACGAAGGTCAGGACCTTGAGTTAACAATATACTATTTTGATAATCATTCCAATTTACTTTAAACTGGTTGTCTAACATACCGTTGTTTAGTTCTTTAATTAAAGTATTTAAAGCATTAATAGTATATAAAGTGTTTGATTCTTTTTTTCTGTGTAATAAAATAGTATTTTCAGGTATTTCATTTACTGAATTTTCTGTATCTATGTTATAGGTAATTATATATTCAGTTGTTTGAGGACTTTCCAATACAAACATTTTATCGTATAATATAGCATAACGTGAAGTTATACCAGCAATAGTGTCTAATAAACGATTTTGGGCTGTAAATGAGCACAGTAACTTATTCTTCATGTCAAAGGGAATACTACTAATAAATATCGAAGAAATATCATAAACCATAGTCTAGTCCTTTCTTCATTTTTGTCGTATAGCCTGTACTTTCTAACAATTCTTTTATTTTAGTTACTGTTTCAATTCCGTCTTCTTTACTAAAGTCTATAAGTATAGAATCATATGTGTAAAGAATTATTTTACTCTTCTTAGTTTCTAAAAAGTCTAATACTTTTCCAACTAATTCTACATTACTTTTAGTTTCTAAACTTTGAATGTAATAATTAAATATTTTTGTTGGACTTAATTCATCAGACTTATGTAAAATTCGACCAGTTGCTAATTTTACTCTGTCTTCTTGATTGTAAACCAACCACATTTTTTTAATTAGTCCATTGACTTGTCCAAAGTACACCTTATTTCTGTGTTCTTCTTTAATTCCTCCATAAAGATTTTTGAACGTAATTTCCTACGCTTCTTCTTTTGATACTCCAAGTATTTCTGATATATCAGCATAGGGATCACTACTGAATTTAAAATTAAAAAGGGAACCAATAAGAGAAGGATGGTAAGCGGAGAAGTCATATTCTATTAAGTAATCGTTGTTGGGAATAAATACATTTCTTGCGCCGTTTTCTTTGGGAAGTGCGGCAAAATTAATGTTGTTAAATGCGTTGCTCGGTCTTGTAGTAATGTTGTAAAGATTGTACGAAGTATGTATTTTATTTTTGTTAATACTGTAGTCTTCAAATGTGGGTTCAAAAAAGTGATTGAATTTAGTTGGACTAATTTTAATACCTTCTTGTTCAATTCTTTTAAAAACACTGGTGTATTCTTTGTCAAACCAAGTATTTGGTCTGTAGTTCATGTGTTGTTTTATTTTAGTAAAAACATGGTCCCATTTTTCTAAGTGTTTAGTAACGGGAATTATACTGTTAATATTGTTTCTAAAGTAATGTTCTCTGTAAAAGTGAGTATGAGCCGGTGTATCATATTCATCAGCTTTAAAAACTTTATTAGTTTTATTTAAAATGTTAAACTGAATGTCGGTTGTTTCTAAAGTAGAAGGTAAAAAATAATCGTGAAACTTTTTGTCTAAAACATAAATAAGTTTGTGTTTATTTAAAAAATCTAACACATCTTGCCAATCTAAATTAAATGTTTCACTATGGTTGATTGGAAAAATGTAACCTTTACTGTTTAAACAATGATAATAAATTGCTACTACATTGTTAAATTTAGGATGAAAACAATCATTGCCTGGAATGATTTGAACAAAACAAGAATCTTCACAGTATTCTTGTAGTCTTTCTAATTGTAGTTTTGTTTCAATGATCGCATGCATAACCTTTATTAATACTATAAAAAAAGGCTTGGTAAAAACCAAGCCTCTCTATTATTTTACAATTCCTGCTAATTTTTGCAGACGTTGAATTTCTTCTTTTGTTATAGAATAAGTTATGTTTCCTACATTAGGGCTAGTAGTACTTATACTTGGAGAAAGTGATTTACTCGGATTGATTTTTGGGTCTAACACATCTTTAGGATCGTCAATAGGAGGATGAGCCATTTTTTCTTGTGAAGACTTATCTTTATTTTGTTTTTCCCATTCAATAAAAGTTTTTTGCCATCTATTTCGTGCTTTAAAGAAAGCTGATTTAATAGCATTTTTATTTTTCTTAAGATCTTCTGGAAGTAAAGGAACTATTACTCTTACTAATAATTCAGTCCACTCTTTTTCATTGTTTACTTTTAATAAAGCTTGTTTTAATGAACTGTCTTGATTAACAATTTTCATTAAAAGAGCAACAT